ATAAGGGGTATGACTACCAAATAATACCCGGCGCAGATTTACAAATATACGATGCTATAAGTGACATAATTATGCATAAAGGGTCAGATGAGTTAAATTTACCGCCACTCATACAAAATGAGATATTGGTACGACTACCTACTAATGTCATGTCTGTGTATAAAAGCATAAAAGATGAGCTTATGGCTGAATATGGCGCTGACGATGAAGACATACTGTATGCAGAAACTGCCGCTGCCAGAGATTGTAAGTTAAAACAGATTGCCAATGGTAATGTATACAATGAGGATAAAGTTTGTATTAACCTGCACAATGAAAAACTGGATGCAATAAAAAACTTGGTAGATGACCTTAATGGGCAACCACTACTCATAATGTATGAGTTTTTACACGATCTTGAGGCTTTAAAGGCATTATTCCCACAGGCACCAATTATAGGTGGTGGTGTCGTAGGAAATAAGCTAATGGAAATCTGTGATAGGTGGAATAAGGGGACAGTACCAGTATTGCTACTACAACCTATGGCGGCGGGACATGGACTAAATCTGCAAGATGGAGGATGCCATAACATTGTATGGTTATCTATACCTTACGATCTTGAGTTACACGATCAGGCTAATGCTAGAGTACACAGACAAGGTATAAAAGCCAGTGTGACTGTGCATTATGTGGTAGCACTTGGCACAATAGATGAAAAGATTGTAGAAGTGTTAGAAGGTAAGGCAGAAGAGCAGAGTGCTATGCTACTTGCTATGAAAAAATAAATTTGATTTTATATGATATTTATGATATAATATAATCTAATAAATTGGAGCATTAAAATGAGAAAAGTATATATTGCAGCACCATGGTTTACACCAGAACAGGCAAAACGCCTTGAAGGTATAAAGAAACTTTTGACTAACTATAAGGTACCATTTTATTCGCCGAAAGATGAATGTTTATTTACAAATGTATCTGAAATGAACCCTTTTCAAGTCCTACAGACAAACTGTGATGCCATTGTAGAGTCAGAGTTTTTATTGGCTATTACAGACGGAAAGGATGTTGGTACTATGTGGGAGTGTGGTTATGCATATGCAATGGGCGTACCAATATTGTATGTGTGGTTAACAAAAGAATATGGACAAAAGTTCAACCTTATGTTGGCTGCATCCGGTGCAGTAGCACATACCGAAGAACAGATTATGGCACAAATTGATCACTACAAAGATACACACAGATTCTTGGTAAAAGTTGATATGGAGGTAGAATGAAAAAAACCATGACTGAATTTTATAACCAGATTTATAATCTGTGTTTTATAAAACGGTACTCTGTTATACCAAGATTACACGAAGAATCAATAGCAGAACATTCATTCTTCGTGTCATCTATAGTTATTAAGTTGTATGAGGACTATGAGTTCAATTTAGGTGAGGCGCTTATTATGGCTGTAACACATGATTGGACAGAATCATATACAGATGATATAACAGTAGCTACCAAAAGGGCGTATCCTGGTATAGCTAAAGCTGTAGAGAAGGCAGAAAGCATAATAGCTAAGAAAGAGTTTTCTAGTTATGTGCATATTGCTTGGAAAGCATATAAAGATGGCGCCACTGTAGAGGCCAAGATTGTAAAATATGCTGATACACTACAAGTTATTCAGTATGCACAAAATGAAATAAAACTTGGTAATAATGGTTATATGCAATCAGTATTATCGGATGCCAATAATAGATGTTATAAACTTGAAGGAGAGCTATATGAGTATAAGAGACATAATTGATATGAATGCTGTACCAAGAGGAATTGCCAAAGAACAAATTAGACAACTGATAGATATTTTCAGCCTAAAAGGTCCAGAAGGTTATGGCGTTATTTTCGAAGGCTTTACCATGGCAAGATACAAACCATGGGAAGGCAAATATCCTGAGCGTGGGTTCGGCATGTCGGAAGATCGCATGTTCATGATAGAGCAATTCGCTAGGATAGCACCAAAAGGTTATGCCATAGAATGTGGCGTATACACTGGATATGTTACTAAAATGTTATTAGGCATATTTGATATTGTATATGCCTTTGATACATTTGAAGGAATAAAAGGTGCTAAATCAGATGAATTGTTTGCAGATGGCGACTTGTCTGTGGCAGATAGGCAACAGGAAGTATTTGATCGTATAATAGGTGCAAATATAGTAATAGGTGAAGTACCACAGTCACTGAGTAGTGTTAATTTATACAACGTATCATTTGTACACTTGGACATGGATGTGTATAAACCAACAATAGGTGCACTAAAACACATATATCCATGTATGGTAAAAGGTGGTATAATTATGCTGGATGATTATGGTAATTGGTTAACACCGGGTATTAAAGAGGCAGTAGATGAGTTTGTACAATATTATGGCGTTAAATTTATTTATTTGCCAACAGGGCAGGGAGTTATAATAAAATGAGCTTAAGAAGTGACGACTGGTCCGTTTTTTCTAGCACTGTGGTTTCACATATAAATAATTATACTGTACCACAGTATGGGGATAAGGGTAATGATGAGGCAGATGATTTTACACCAGAGGAGTGCGTTAAGCATATAAAAAGATATGCTGCAAGGCATGGCAAGAACCAAAGAGACGGTCAAGAATTGCTTGACTTAATTAAAATAGCGCATTATGCGCAATTAGCATATACAAAAATACTGGAGAATGAAGATGCCAAAAGTAAGTAAAACAGAAGCACCAATGAAGTTACACACAAAAACCAAATTCGGTGCTGATCCACAATCAAACTCTGTTGAACAGCTTAGTGCAATTAAGGTAAACATAGTTCATGCACCATCTACTGAGGAGTTCAGGGCTATAATATCTCAGTTCATGATGAACACATGGAATGATAGTATTGAGCGTGAGTTCTCACCAAAGGATATTGACCAGTGTATTACAGATTTATTTGCAGGCAAGATACTACCGACTGGTATGGAGACAATCAATATTGTTTGGGATGTGACTGGGTTAAACATGATTGACACAACACACCTTATTCGACATAGATTGTTCTCTTTCTCTGCCCAGACACATGCAGATCGTGATATGCGCAATGATACATGCTTGGTGCCTGCAGGCATAATGTGTAATGAAAAATTCCTTACACAATACATGTATATAACAGAGTGTGCAAGGAAGTTGTATGCAGAAATGATGGATTCCGGTGAAGTACACTGTCTTGATGCAAGAACTATAATGCCGAGAAATTTCAACCACTTCTATGGTGTCAGAAGTACATTAAAAGATATTATATCATTTTGCCAAATGAGAGGCGATGAGCAAATTCAGACCGCTGTTGATAACATTGTGGCAATGAAGCTATGGTTAGAAATTCTTAGGCAGTATCCATTTTTAAAAGGTGTTGTAGATTTCGAAGCACCAGACCATTTTTATGTTAAGTCATGTAAGGAGGGACGAACAAATATATTTCCACCAAATGAAAAAAATGATTTGTTTGATTGGACTGACGATCAGTTCATTTATGACAAGCACCGCGACCAATTTCCTGGCGGTGACACCTACCTTCGTATGCGCGAAGGTTTACTACAACAAATGAGAGAAATACAATGACCAGAAAAGAAAGACAAGCAGAAAATGGTAGGTTAATGGAGCAATTAAAAACTGCTAAAGGTGAACAAAGACGTAATATAATTGAAATACTGCATTCAAGAACACCGTCTAGGCAGTCATTCAATCAAAATCTAAGACGATAATAATTACAATGCACAAGGATGTGCGTATTAGGGGCTAATTATGAACAATATACTACACAAACAAAAAGAGTTTTTAAAAATTTTAGCACATAAAAAAAAGGATAGGTTAAAACATGACCCATCAAGTAAGGTGTTCATAACAAAGGGTCAGATTGTAGCCTATATTAAAGAGCAATCATTTTTCATGGGTGAAGAAATTAATGAACTCATACTGGCTATAGGCGACAATGACCGTGCTATATTAAAACCATGGCAGATCAATCACTTCAAATTGGCAAATGAACGTTTTCAACCATCTGATGCAGTAAAAGAAGAGGCTATAGATATGTTATGTTTCTGCATGAATATATGTCTTGCAGCAGGTCTAACACCAGAGAATATTGCCGAAGAGTATGAAAAGAAGTGGTTAGAAAATATATCTAGACAAGAAAGGGGCTATTGATGAAAACAAATAGGCCAACTAAACAATATGTTTTTATGCAAATGGCCAAGATACTATCTCAGCGTGCCACTTGTGCTAGAAGAGACGTCGGCTGCATATTGGTAGATAGGCATGATCACATAATTGGTAGTGGGTACAACGGTAACGCTGCAGGATTACAACATTGCATTAATATTAATTGCGCCGGTGCACAATGCACCAGTGGTGTGGGGCTCGATATATGTGAGGCAATACATGCTGAGCAGAATGCATTAATGCAGTGTAAAGATGTAGAGGCTATAGTATCATGTTATGTAACAACTTTACCGTGTATGCACTGTATGAAAATGCTGCTAAACACTGGTTGCCAAAATATCTTCTATAAAGATGTGTATAGTGATTATATTAAAACTATAAATTTATGGGAGAGCGCAGGTAGAAACATTGTCAGAATGGTTGAGGATAGTAATGTTATATAAATTAATTATAGTAAGTATAGGTGATGCTGATTTTTTAGTATTGTATAGTACAAAAGAAACCAACATAGTCGATGAAGGCGATCAGTATAGGTGTGATTTAACTATTAATGTATTGTATGTAAGATGTATAAAAGAAGGTACTAATGTATTAGATATTGATATGTTGAACAATGCCATAGAACGTTCAATATCGCAAGAAGAGGGCATAGATGTACAAATGAGCACCAACAATGTGGTTAACATAAATGACTACAGAAGTGAATCAAAACTTCATTAAGGAACTTAAAATGAACAAAGAACTAAATGGCCGCGCTCCGGTTGAGCGCGATGTTAGACCGCCAACGAATCAGCCACGACTGACAGTGCGTTTGCAGAGTTTTCCAGAGTCCAACGGTAAGCGCAACTGGACCGCGTTGCTTGTGCGCATTGACGAATTCGACGGCCTTGTCGGTAGCTGCGGCGGCATCACCATTGACCGTGGCGAGTTTTGGAACCGCGTGGCCTACGCAACTGAGTGCGCCAGGGCGCTGATCGGTGAGCGCGACACCGAGCCTGACATCTTGGACTACGGTGACGACATCAAGACGCCGGAGCAGTGGGCGGGTGAGGTGCGAGGCGGCTTTCCCTTGCGGAAGCACATCAAGCAGCCTAACGCCGTGTTAAGCGGGAAGCCGCGCACGGAACTTTAACAAACAAACGAACTTCGGGCGGCTTTTCCGCTTGAACTAAGAGTTATACTGGTAGTGAATTATGTCTAAGGCTAAAGAAATCTATGGATTACATGGGGTAAAAATGCGCGATTTTAGCGCAACAGATAGAAAAGAACTTGAGGGGAACAGTCACTTTATAGGATACACTAGGACTACAGTTTTTAAATTTGATGATGGTAGTGAAGTCGAGTTACATCAGATTAGCAGAAAGCGGGGCGGTAAACTGTCTCCTACTATGACTACTGAAACTTTTGCTGGTGGTGTATAACGCCGAACTAAGGCGCGCCCAGTTGGACGCGGAACAAAACCGCGATGCTCAACGGCGTCGCCTTGAGTGCCGCGCTATAAAGTATGAAAAGATTAGTGAATCAAAACTTCATTAAAAAATCGATTCTAAGAGAGAAAAATTTTAATCAA